TCGAATTTATTAAACAACGTATTACGGAGCCTTAATTATGTGTGGAGATGGTGGAAAAGCTGACCGCGAACGTCGCGCAGCCAAACGTGAACGAAAGCAAATGGAGCGCGAAATGCGCGATGCGCGTGAGTCAGCACGACGAGATGCTGATAGAGCTATCGCAGATTCTAGGCAGCGATCAGAAGAATACAAGAAAAGCCTAGCTTCTATGCAAGCGATTCAACCTAAGTATACGCCGCCTCCTCAGTCGGTAAACACTACCCAAGCTTCTGCTGGTCGGTCAGCGATCATGAGATCGAAGGGCGGTAAAACAAAGCTGAGCACTATGCGTATCAAATTGAAACCAACAGTCAACACCTCTGCAGGTGGAAAGACTGGTTCTAATATCGGCTAATTAAATGTCTGCAAAACAACGGTATGATTTCCTTTCGAGTCAACGCCAAAACTTTTTAGATACAGCCATTGAGTGTTCAGAGCTAACACTTCCTTATCTTATTACTCGGGATGAGCATAGGTCAATTCGTAAAAACCTTACTCAACCTTGGCAGTCAGTTGGAGCCAAAGCAGTAGTGACTTTAGCTTCAAAGCTAATGCTTGCATTGCTACCTCCACAGACTACCTTCTTTAAGCTACAAATTCGTGACGATAAAATTGGTACTGAGTTACCAGCTGACATTCGATCCGAACTTGATCTTAGCTTTGCAAAGATGGAACGCATGGTGATGGATTCCATCGCAGCGTCCAGTGATCGCGTCACGGTTCACCAGGCTATTAAGCATCTGGTGGTCGGCGGTAACGCTTTGCTGTTTATGGGTAAGGAAAACATTAAGCACTATCCACTTAGTAGGTATGTTGTAGAACGTGATGGAAACGGCAACGTTATAGAAATTGTAACTAAGGAACTTATTAATAAAGAGCTACTTCCGGCAGCCGTAACTGAATCTTATAAGTCTCAGTTCGACGATGAAGGTAGAGCAATTATGAATAAGGATTGTGAGGTTTATACTCACGTTCGTCTAGATAACAACCGCTGGCTGTGGCACCAAGAGGTGTTCGGTATACGCATTCCAGGTACTGAAGGTAAGGCCCCAAAGGATGCAAGTCCTTGGCTGGTCCTGAGATTCAATACAGTGGATGGTGAAGCCTACGGTCGCGGTAGAGCTGAGGAATTTTTAGGTGATCTTAAATCACTTAATGCTTTATCTCAGGCCATCACAGAAGGCTCTGCAGCAGCGGCCAAAATTGTTTTCCTTGTCTCACCCTCTAGTACGACAAAGGCATCCACGCTGGCCGCAGCAGGCAACGGAGCAATCATTCAAGGAAGGCCCGATGATGTTGGTGTAGTGCAGGTTGGCAAGACCGCTGACTTCTCTACTGCTGCACAACAAATGCAAGTATTAGATCGTCGCATCTCTGATGCATTCCTAGTACTCCAAGTGCGTCAGTCTGAGCGCACTACAGCCGAAGAGGTCCGCCTCACACAACTTGAACTCGAACAGCAACTTGGAGGATTATTCAGCCTTTTAACTGTTGAATTCCTTTTGCCCTATCTAAACCGCAAGCTGCTAGTTCTTCAACGTAGCGGTCAGCTACCAAAGATTCCTAAGGATCTTGTTCATCCAACTATTGTTGCTGGTATTAATGCTTTAGGTCGCGGCCAAGATCGTGAATCACTTACAGCATTCATCACAACGATTGCTCAAACACTTGGCCCAGAAGTAATGGGTAAATACCTGAATCCAGATGAGGCTATCAAACGTCTTGCTGCAGCTCAAGGTATTGATGCATTGAATCTTGTCAAGTCTTTAGAGGATCGTGAACAAGAGCAGCAAGCTCAACAACAGCAGATGATGCAGCAACAGATGATGCAGCAAGCACCAGACATGTTGAAAGCACCTCTAGCTGATCCAAGTAAGAACCCTGAGGCTCAAGAAGTAGTTGAAGGTTTCGTTGAAAGTGTACAACAGTAATTACCACCACTATGGCAGAAATTTTAACTTATGATCCCAGCAGTGACCCTATGGCACTGTCTGAAGCTGAAGCGCGTGATGCTGATTCACTAGCAGTAGGCGAAGCAATGGAAGAGGCTCACTCTGATCTACTCGCTGGGAAGTATAGAAACGCAGAAGAATTAGAAAGTGCTTACATCGAGCTTCAAAAGAAACTTGGTGGAGATGACTCTGAATCTTTTGAAGAGGGAGAAGAAGCAGAAGTTGAAGAGGGTTCTGAAGAAGAATCCGTTGACTACTCTGAAGTTCAAGAGTTAATTGACCTTGCTTCTACTGAATACGATGAGACAGGAACTGTGTCACAAGAGATGTTGGAGTCTTTGGCTTCGATGTCTTCTGAAGATCTGGTTGCTGCTTACATTGAAATGTCAGCTAACTCCCCTGACCAAGGCGGACGTGAATTAGAAGACGGTGATGTTGCGACTATCTATAACGCTGTCGGTGGAGAAGCTGAGTATCAGAATGTAATGCAATGGGCAGAAGATGCTCTTGATTCTAATGATGTTGAAGCTTACAACGACCTTGTAAATACTGGCAATACAGCTGCTATCTCACTTGCCTTACGTGGGCTTTATTCACAATATACAGATAATATGGGCTACGAAGGAGAAACACTGCAAGGTAGATCAGCACAACCTCGTGACGTATTTAGAAGTACTTCTGAAGTAGTACGAGCAATGAGTGATCCTCGTTATGAAAATGATCCTGCATACCGTGCAGACATCATGGACAAGCTTGCAGTATCTGATGTTGATTTCTAATGAACGATACACAAATCTGGCCCACTGAACCACGTATGGAGATTATGACTGTGACTGAACCACATAACAATAAAGCTGAACGACTTAACGGACGCCTAGCAATGCTTGGTGTTATTGCTGCGCTTGGTGCGTATGCATTGACTGGACAAATTATCCCAGGAGTATGGTGATGCCACAAGGTAAAGGAACTTACGGAACACAGAAAGGTAGGCCTCCTAAGAAAGGAGGCAAGTGTTAAATGGCTAAGCAACGAGTAGATAAAAAAGCTTTCCACAGCAACTTTGTAGCCCAATCAATGGACATCGGTCCAGGGCACAAAGGTGCTCAGAAGAATCAAAAGATCTACAACAAAGGTAAAGGTACAACTAATCCTCATGAAAGAGATACTTTTCTAAAACGGACTGGACCTCAACTCCCTTTAGCTAACTCTAAAACTAAACCCAAAAAGAAGTATGGCTAATAAAAAGCAAGCTTCAACTAAAAAGTAGAAATTCACCCTTACAATTATTATGAAAAAAATTATCGCACTTATCTCAGCCGCTGCATTGGGAACTCCCGCATTGGCTGGACCTTACGTCAACATCGAAAACAATGCTGGATTTTCTGGCTCTGATTTCAATGGACATGCCACAGATTTTCATCTGGGATATGAATCTGGAAACGATTTAGGCTCTTACTATATTCAAGCTGGGCCTAGTATCTTTGTACCTGATGGTGGTGAAGAAGAAACTAAACTGACTGGTAAGCTTGGCGGTTCAGTTCAAGCAACAGAACGCCTCTCCGTATATGGTGAAGTCGCTGCAACCTTTGATGATGTAAATGATTACGGCACTAAGGTCGGAGTCAAGTACAGCTTCTAATAGCTAAATAGAATAAGGGAGGTGCAATTCCTCCCCTAGCTCTAGACAGCCAAGTCTTAAAAATGGTCTTACTTAATCGCTATTAAAACAAATGCACTTATCCTTTAATTATGACCACACTTATTCAAGCTTCACGACAACAAAATATTTGGAATGACTTTTGTGACTGGGTAACCAGTACTAACAACCGACTGTATGTTGGTTGGTTTGGAGTCCTAATGGTTCCAACCCTATTGGCAGCTACTGCCTGCTTCATCGTTGCATTCATTGCAGCTCCACCCGTTGATATTGACGGTATTCGTGAGCCCGTGGCCGGGTCTCTTATGTATGGAAACAACATCATCAGTGGTGCAGTTGTGCCTTCCTCTAATGCAATTGGACTCCACTTCTATCCAGTGTGGGAGGCCGCATCCCTGGATGAATGGCTCTACAACGGCGGACCATTTCAACTGGTTGTGTTCCACTTCCTCATCGGTATCTATTCGTACATGGGTAGGGAATGGGAACTCTCCTATCGACTTGGAATGAGGCCTTGGATCTTTGTCGCATACTCTGCTCCAGTTGCAGCAGCAT